CTGCCGGCACTATTGATATGAACAATAAAACATACTCCACTGGCCTTTTTTCCATAAGTGGCGCTTCTACAAAAGTCCTCGCTATGGGAACATCTAATACATTAACTATTACCGGATCTGGTGCCACCGCGTTTAATGCTTCTGGATCAAATTTTACTTGCACTTATACAACATCTGGATTAATAACTTTAAATTCTTCATCGGCAAAAACTTTTACGGGCGGCGGCTTTGTGTATCCAACCTTGGATCAAGGAGGTTCAGGCGCCCTTACTGTTGCTGGATCTAGTTCGTTTGCCAATATGACCAGTTCAATCTCGTCCACGTCCGCCGCAACAATAACATTTACGGCCGGAACAACACAGACATTCACATCTTTTTCTGTTTCTGGAACTTCTGGAAAAGTGATAACGATGAACAGCTCATCTGCCGGATCGCAATATACGTTAAATGTTACAAATCAAACTAATTTGAGTTATTGTTCTATATCTGATTCTATAGGATATCAGAATTCAAAATGGCAGGCGCTTCAGTCAAGCGGAAATACCAATGCGGGCAATAATTTAGGCTGGATTTTTGCCCCGGTTTATTATTCATCGGCAGCCAGTTTCTTTACATAAGGAAGGGTAAAATGGAAAACGAAATCATCAAGCTTGAGCTAACTTTGGCGCAGGTCAATCATATTTTGGCGGTTCTGGGCGAAGCTGCTTTTATTAAGGCTGCTGATCCGGTATCGTGGATCCGCGAACAGGCTATCCCCCAGCACGCGGAAATCGCTAAAAAGTATCCGGCGCCAGAGGAAGTTGAAGCAGCCTAATACATAGCATAAGAGAGGAAGGGCTCGTTATGCACACATCGGCGTATAATAACGCTCAGCGTTTTTACGATTGTTATAACGGGTCTTTTCCCGACGGCTTCAAAGTAATCGAAATAGGGTCGCAGGACGTCAATGGCTCACTGAGGCCCATTTTTGCGCGTAACTGCCATTACACCGGGCTAGATTTTACTTTAGGTAAGGGTGTCGATGTTTTAATTGCCGACCCTTACAAGTTCCCATTCCATGATGAATACGCCGATATTGTCGTATCAAGTTCCTGTTTTGAGCATTCAGAAATGTTCTGGCTGACGTTTCTTGACGTTATGCGAATATTAAAGCCCGGCGGACTGTTTTACCTTAATGCGCCATCAAACGGCATGTATCACCTTTATCCTGTTGATTGCTGGCGCTTTTACCCCGACAGCGGTAACGCGCTTGTAACATGGGCAAAAATCAATGGTTATTCACCTACTGTTTTGGAATCATACATCAGCTACCGTGAGAACGGAGAAGTCTGGAACGATTTTGTATCCGTTTTTTTGAAGGATATCTGTTATATATCCATGCACAAAAACAGGATATTGGATAGTTTCAGTAACTTTTATAATGGCAAAAAATATGAAGTAGACGGCATTTTAAACAATGTCTATACCCACGCTCTTTAATTATATATCAGGAAGGGAATAAGATGCGCATTTCTGGTTTGGGAATACCCCAACTCGTTAGCCACATTTCAAATCCGATTGGTATTGAAATTGGCCTCAACCTTGGCGCCACTACCCGACATCTGTTTGATAATATTCCTGGATTGAAACTTCATGGTGTAGACCCATACCTAGAATATCAAGATTGGGATGGGCATATTTTAACGCCGTCTGAGCGTAACAATACATATGAATTTTTCGTCAAACATACTTTGCCGTATACGGATAATATAACGCATTACCGGATGCTATCGGATGAAGCCGCTAAGATGATGGAAAATAATTTCTACGATTTTATTTTTATCGATGGCCTTCATACCTACGAGCAGGTGTCTAAGGACTGCCATAATTTTTATCCAAAAATAAAATCCGGCGGCATTTTCTCAGGTCACGATTACAACGTGATTGAGGGCGTCAATAAAGCCGTAAATGAGTTCGCTGCTTCTGTCGGCGCTCAGATATCCCAGACCGATAATGATGTTTGGTATTGGGTCAAGCCATGACGCCAATTGTCGTTTGCACTGTTACGGGGAAGAGTCTTCCAATATTACAAGCCAGTATACGGGCTTATTGCCCCGATGCGCCGATAATTGTCCATCACGTTGAAAGATCAACATTTGGCCGGTCTTACAACATGGCTATGGAGAAGGCTTTTAACGAATATCCTGAAATTATAATTGCAAATGACGACGTTGTATTAACCCCTAGTTCTTATGCAATTTTGCTCAAGGACGCGGCGGAATTAAAGGTCTTGCACGGAGATAAATTGGGATTTGTCGCCGCCAGATCTGATTACGTTAGAGACGTTCAGGATATAAAGAAAAACATAAAGGAAGGATGTTTGCAGGAAAGATATGTATCTCCTCTTTTTGCGTGGATTTCCAAAAAGGCGTTTTCTGTAGCGCGGTTCCCGGAAACAAACTGGTTCAGCGACGATGTTATGTGCCTTGATTTGCTAAATGCTGGATTTGTTAATTATGTATCCAATTCATATGTTCATCACGCTGGCTCGCAAACGATTGGCCATAACTATGGCGCCGCTCATTCTCAGGCCATTGAATGGCTGGAAAAAAATAGGCCGGATATAGTTGGGTTTTTTAAAAGGTAGAAGAGGGGAAGGGAATGTCTAAGCATGTATTATTAACTGGTGGCGCCGGTTTTATCGGGCACCACATTGTTGATTTTCTCATCCGCGAAACTGATTGGAAGATCACAACATTAGACCGACTGGATTTTTCAGGAAACTTGAATCGATTGTCAGAAATCCTTGAAGACTGTTCTCTGGAGGATAAAAAACGCATCAATATTGTTTTTCATGATCTCCGGGCTGAAATAAATCCGCTTGTATCCAATCTTATTGGCAAGCCAGATATTATTCTCCATGTCGCCGCTGGGTCACATGTTGACCGATCCATATCTCATCCTCTGGAATTTGTTCAGGACAATGTCGTCGGAACGGCGCATATTCTTGAGTATGCCAGAAAGCTGCATGACGAAAGCGGGTTGGAGACGTTTCTGTATTTCAGCACAGACGAAGTGTTTGGACCTGCGCCAAAAGGCGTCAATTACCGGGAAAGAGATCGATACAATTCGACTAACCCCTATTCGGCCACCAAGGCCGGCGGTGAAGAATTATGTGTGGCTTATCAAAATACCTATGGTATGCCGATTATTGTCACGCATACTATGAATGTTTTTGGTGAGCGCCAGACGCCTGAAAAGTTTATACCATCAACCATCCGAAAGGTTTTAAATGGAGAGACGGTTACAATTCACTCTGATCATACAAAAACAAAGGCAGGTTCTAGATTCTATATTCATGCCAAAGATGTTGCCTCAGCCATTCATTTTCTCGTTACTAAAAGGCCAAAAGTAGATCCTGACTTTGGCAACGCCAATTGCCCGAAGTTCAATATTGTCGGCAAGCAAGAAATCGACAACCTCCAACTGGCGTCTTTGGTAGCTGAGTCTCAGAAAAAGACGCTAATTTACGAAATGGTGGATTTTCACTCTTCGCGTCCAGGACATGACCTTAGATATGCGTTAGACGGGTCTTTAATGCTGTCTCTTGGTTGGGAGCCCCAGATATCTTTGGCAGAAAGAATTAAGCAGGTTAGCGATTGGTATCTTGATCATCCTAAATGGCTCGGTCTTTGAGGGTTAAATATGAATACTGACGGGTTTACCCCTATTTTTGAAGAATGCCGAAAGAAGGTTGGCAAAGATTATTCCAGCTTCCGCTCAGACCCGGCATTTTACTTTCTTGCGCCCTTTAAGGATCAAGTTAAGCAGCCAGATCCAGAGGCGCTAAAAATAGCGGATATGCAAGACGCCCCTTTGGCACATAAATATCTTTCAATACCAAAGCCCAATTTGGGCTATTCTGATTTGAAATTTTGTCCGTTAGATGTTGTTGATTGCCGTCACATTATGATGAGCACGATTATATTTAAGCATCTCAAAGACATTAAAGCCGTTGCTGAAATTGGTGGCGGCTTTGGCAATTGGGCTAGATTAAACCTTCAGGTTCAGGATATTGATAGCTGGACAATTATTGATTTGGATTTTGTCCTAGATCTTCAACTTTGGTTTCTACAAAATAGTTTACCGGACAATCTGTATTCTAAAGTTTCATTTATAGATGCGGAAAGCCAAATACAATTAGAACCCGTCGATCTGGTCATCGGCGCGCATAGCCTGAGCGAGATTAGCCTTGATCTGTTTATGGACTATATGAGGATAATAAAGGACGCTAAATATCTATTTTATGCGCGGCACAAGTCCATGCCTAGCGTTGAATTGTCCAATAAAAAGATGGATATACTTTTGTCAATGTTTGACGTTATTGAAAACGTCGAGTCAGAAAATGGGGCGGTAGATAACTATCTACTGAAGAGGAAGGAACCTAAAATGCAAACAATTGAAGCTCCGGCCAATAAGAAACTAAAAATCGCCGTTTATGGCATCAGCAAAAACGAAGAAAAGTTTGTCGCCCGCTGGGCGCAGTCGGCAAAGGATGCGGATCTAATCCTTTTGGCTGATACGGGTAGCGATGACAGGACTGTGGAAATAGCAAAAGAAAACGGCGTCGATGTTCATCACATCCATTTCAAGCCTTGGCGGTTTGATCACGCCAGAAACGCCTCATTGGCGCTCATTCCCAGTGACTTTGATGTCTGTGTCAGTCTGGACATTGACGAAATCCTAGAGCCAGGCTGGCGAGAAGAAATTGAGCGTCTGTGGCAGCCTGACACAACCCGTATGCGCTATATTTTTGACTGGGGGCACGGCAAGAAGTTCTACCATGTCAAAATCCACAGCCGGCACTCGCACTTCTGGAAGCACGCTTGTCATGAGGTTCCAGTCACGGATATGCGGACGCCGGAGAGATTTTGTTTCACCGATAAGCAGATGGTGACGCATTATCCTGACCCAACTAAAAGCCGGGCGCAGTATTTTGATATCTTGAAGGTGGCTGTCGAGGAGGACCCGTCTTGCCCCCGCAACGCTTTCTACTGGGCTCGGGAGCTGTCTTACTACAGCAAGTGGGAAGAGGCGCTTGTGGCGCTTCAAAAATATCTGGATATGCCTAGCGCTATTTGGAACTGCGAGCGCTGCTACGCTTATCTGACGATGGCCAGATGCTATGAGGCTTTGAACAACCCGGTAGAGCGTGAAAAGTCGCTCCTGAAGGCGGCTATGGAGGCTCCAGAAACCAGAGAGCCTTGGGTGGCGATGGCTGATATGTGCTATCAGCAGGGCCGCTGGCCGGAATGCTATGCTTACGCCATGAAGGCCGTAAATATAAAACATCGGGCGAATAACTATACTGAAGACCCGAATTGTTGGGGGTGGCGCCCGCATGACTTTGCGGCCATTGCGGCTTTCCGCCTTGGCCTAAAAGATGCGGCTATCGAACAGGGCAAAATTGCTGTAGAATTGGAGCCGGGTGATGAGCGCCTAAAGAATAACCTCAAATTCTACTTAGGCGAACAATAACAGGGATTAGAGATGGCCGATTACCAGAACTTGTTTAACATCGTAATCGGCCTTCTCAGTGCTATTGGCGGTTGGTGGCTAAACGCCATGTGGTCGTCAATTAAAGAATTACAGGCTATGGACCGCGAATTGGCGGAAAAAGTTGCCTCAATAGAGGTGTTGGTCGCCGGAAGATATGTAACCCGCGACGAATTTAACAACACCCTAGCTCAAGTTTTCACAAAGTTGGACAGAATTATAGACACGATCAATAAAAAGGCTGATCGGGAATGAAAGAGAATTATGCTTTTTGCCTTCAACAAGTTCTGAAATATGAAGGCGGATATGTAAATCACCCACAAGACCCCGGCGGCCCCACCAACAAAGGCGTCACACAGGATGTCTATGACGGCTGGCGGAAAGCTCATAATCAGCCCACCCAGAGCGTCAAAAACATCTCCATGGATGAGGTTCAGGGCATCTACCGTCAGCTTTACTGGGACAAAATCAGGGGCGACGACTTGCCTGACGGCGTGGATATGGCAGTCTTTGATTTCGCGGTAAACTCAGGCGTCTCCAGAGCCTCCAAATACCTTCAGACTATTGTGGGAGCGCCGCAGGACGGCATTATTGGCCCCCAGACAATTCAGGCGACCAAGGATTATGTCGCCATGGCTTTGACCAATAAGCGCTTGAGCTTCATGCAAAGCCTGTCAATTTGGCCCACCTTTGGTAAGGGCTGGGGCGCCAGAATTAATGACGTTAAAAAACAGATTTTGGCTCTGACAAAATAGGAGAATAAAATGGATTTGTTCAAAAATAACCCCGTGACCAACGCTATTGGCATTATGAACCTGGCGATGGTTCTTCTTCAGGCGTATCAGACAAAGTCTATTGATTGGAATACGCTCCAGCAGGCTCTTATCAGCGTTGGATTTTTCTTCGCTAAAGATTGGAACCTGACCGGCGGCAAGATCCAATACAAAGGCTAATTAGCTTTTCCGGCAGGTTTCGCGTATAATTCCGCGCTAAATCTGGGGGATATATATGACTACGCCGATGAGTTATGACGGGAGCGTGGCTGGCACCACCTCTTACGTCAATCAAATCGCCACACTAGCTGTTGTGGCGACAGATGATCCGGCGTATTTGACTATTCTCCCCCAAATGATCGCCAATGCGGAATTGCGCATCTATCGCGAATTAGACTTTGTTTTTACAAGTATTTCCACCACGGCGTATGGCCTGACTGTCGGCAGTCGGGCCATAAATGTTCCTGCGGGAACGCTTGTGGTGCCGGAGCAAATTAACGTCCTAACCCCTGCTGGAACGACAAATCCTGACGCGGCTGTCAGAAATCCTCTTTTACCGACAACTAAAGAATATTTGGATGCGGTTTACGGCAATTACGCCAATACTGGCATACCTAAATATTTCTGCGTTTTCGATGACTACCAGTTTCTTGTCGGTCCGTTCCCTGACCAGAATTATCAGGTTGAGCT